TGGCCTGCCACAGCCTGACTTTAGCACGTGTCTCGTTGACACAAAACCCCCGTTTAAATGGGCCAGTCTGAAGCCCTGACGACCAAGGCGTTGGCCGCGGCGATCGGCGTGAGCGTGCAGCGCGTGGGCGTTCTTCGCCGTGAAGGTATGCCGACCGATAGCGTCGAGGCGGCGACTGCGTGGCGGGATGCCAGGGCGGCGGAGCGTGCCGCGTCTGCTCCCGTGCCGGTGGTCTCGACTTCGTTAGATGACGGAACAATCCAGCAGCGCATCCATCGGCAGAACGTCTTGGTCAGCCGAGCGCGTGACGTGTGGCAGGCGGCGATGGAGACCGGGGACCGAGACCAGGCCAAGTACCATACGCAGTATAACCAGGCTACCGCAAAGCTCATCGACCTAGAAGCCGAGGCCGAGCGTAGAGCGCTTATGGCCCGCGAGTACATCAAGGCCTCGGAGGCGAAGGAGGCGATGCTCCAGCTCACGGGCGAATGGATCGAGGCGATGGAGCGGATGCCGAGCGAACTCGGCGAGGCGTGCAACCCGAACGACCCGCCCAAGGCCATCGCCGTCTTGCAGGCCTACGTCCGCAAGGTCCGCGAGAAACTGAGCAGCCATGGACAGGGCTGAACTCCTGGGCATCGGCCGCGAATCCCTGACGCCGCCTGACAACGCCGACCCGGTCAAGTGGCTGGCGAGGAACATCACCCGCGTCCCTGCGGGGGCGTTCGCCGGCGGATACAACCCAAGCCGCTGGCCGTGGATTGCGGAGAGCCTGCGTCTGTTCCTTGACCCATCGACGCGGACGATGGTTGACCTCTGGTCGATTCAGACGGGCAAGACTTTGAAGGCTCGCTTGGCGGCGACCTACCTGATGGCGAACGACCGCGGGAATATGGTCATCTACATGGACAACCAGGTCAACGCGGCGGACTTCACGATCCGTTACTTGCGGCCGATGTTCAACATGGTCGAAGACGTGCGTCGGCACATCTCGCCGGCGGACAATCCGAAGAGCGACATCATCGACTTCGCGGACGGGACGATTGTCTACAACAACTCGGCCACGACGGAGAAAGACCTTCAGCGCATCTCGACGCGGTACGTCATCGGCGACGAAATCTGGCTCTGGAAGAAAGGGGCCGTGGCGCAGTCAATGGCGAGAACGAAGGCCTACGAATGGACGGCCAAGAAACTCTACCTGTCGCAGGCCGGCATGGTGGGTGACGACCTCGATAACATCTGGGGCATGACGACTCAACACGAGTGGAACATGGTGTGCCCCCTATGCTCCAAGCTCCAGCCATGGGACTGGTCTTTCGTAAGGTTCCCTGAGCAGGCGAAAAGCCCTGCCGGATGGAATCACCTGATGGTCGAGAAGAACACGACCTACGAATGCTCGGGCTGTAAGGAGCACCTACCCGATACGAACGAGACGCGCATAGCCTGCAACGCCGTGGAGAACGGGGCTCAGTTCGTCCAGATGGCGCAACCTCAGAAGACCGGGTGGGTCGGGACGCACGTCAACGCGCTGGCCTCTACGAGCTGGGGCTCGCTGGCCGTGGACATGATCAAGAGCAAGGAGGCCTCAGACGCCTACGGAGACGAGGAGGGTAGAAAAATATTCAAGACCAAGTACCTCGCTATCCCATGGAGTGACGATGGTGGAGCAATGGTGGTCTCGACCGAATCCTCGGACTACGCGATGGCGGACGACTGGGAAGCCGAGGCGGTCATCAGTCCAGCCGGCAAAGTCATGGACCGCGAGGGTGCGCCGAACGGGAGCATCCCTTTTCGCGTCGTCGGAATCGACGTGCAGCGCGGCCACTTCTACGCGGTATGCCGCCGCTTCGCCAAGTCAGGCCATAGTCGCCTGATGGCCTTTGAGAAGTTGGAGACTTGGCAAGACCTGGACGACTTCGTCAAGCGCATGGGGACGCACAAGGCTATGATCTGCGTGGACTCAGGTGACCAGACGCAGCTCGTCTACCAGCAGACGGCGGTCCGGGGCTGGAAGTGCTCCAAGGGTTCCGGCGCCGAGACCTTCGCGGTAGGCGACCGGGACGGGAACACCGTCCGCCGATTCTATTCGGAGAAGCAGGCCATCCTAGTCCCAGGGACGCAGGCCCGGGCATGGCTCATCTCGTTCTCGAACGTGATGGCCAAGGATTTACTCCACGGCTTGCGGGCGAGGAAGGTCTTCGGATTTGCCCGTGATGCCTCCCCAGAATACGTTGACCAACTGAATTCGGAAGTCCGCGTGCGTGACCGCAGGACCGGGAAAGCCACGTGGATCTTGCCGCAGGGCAAGCGGGACAACCACGCCCTCGACTGTGAAATCCTTTGCCTGCTGGTCGCCGTGCGTTGGGGCGTCGTCGGTCGGGAAGCCACCGCGGACGACTTGCAACCTGGAGAAGGTCGGTCAACATGACGACAAGAGGAACGGTTCCGAAGCGTCGTAGGATGTGCGCCTGCGGAGGCATAGGGTCGGGACCGTTCCTCCCCTCCGTTGCCTAGCCCCGCAGATTTATGCAAGGATTGTTCATCGGACTTTCGGAAGACGAGCTGCTGGCAATCAAGGCCAAGGCGGTCTCTATGATCATGGAGGGCAAGGTGCTCATGTCCTACGCAGACTCCGGCTCCTCCTCGACGAAGCAGTTCGCGTTGCCGCCCAAGGAGATGCTTGCCGAATGCATGGGGGCGCTCAGTTTGCTCGACCCCCAGCGCTATGGTCGTCGTCGGAATGTGATTAACACCCGCTACGACAACCGTAACAACGACTCTCAACATGGCATCTAAGTCTCCGAAGAAGAAACCCGGCAAGCCTGTCATCAAGGCGCCGAAGAAGCCAGCCCTCGCGGGCGGAGCCGTGCCGAAGCAGCAGGCCTACACCGAGAACGGTTCGGCCTATCCGCAGAACCCTCGATGGGAGAGCGTGACGCAGAGCAACGCCCGTCAGATTCTCTACATGGGCGCCAACGTGGACGCCCGCCGCGACCTGCGTTCCCGCGATCGGAACGTCATGGTAAAGAAGTGCCGGTATGCCGAACGCAACTACGGCCTCTACAACGCCATCCTGAATGATATGGTCTTGTATACATCGGGCGATGGCATCCGTCCGCAGTCCCATGCAAGCACGCCGGAAGCGGCCAAGGCCTACGAGGAATACTTCGCCGAACACTCCAAGCGTATCGACGTAACGAACCGCTTCAGTTTCGCCCAGTGCCAGGGAATGCTAGTCCGCGCGCTCATCCGCGACGGCGAGTGCTTCGCGGCCAAGGTCCGCAACGGACGAGGCGAGGCCAAGATTCAAATCATCGAGACGCACCGCGTGGGCGACCCTGCCGACCGAGACACCCCTGACCGTACTTGGGACGGCGTGCAGTTCGGAGACTTCGCCGAAATCGTCGGCTATTGGGTCTACCGCTCCGACGGCTCCAGCCGCTTCATGCCGGCCAACACGATGATGCACATCGTTGACCTGACTTCGTCCAGCGCCGCCCGAGGCACTCCCCTGCTGCAACATTCGGTCAACACATTGCAGGACCTCGACGAAATCCTAGAGGCTGAGAAACGTGCAGTGAAGGACCAGAGTGAGGTGACTCGTGTGCTCAAAAAAGGCGGCGGATTTATCGACGACAACATGGCAGCCGAACTTGGCGGCGGCGACCGATGCTACTCTGGCATGGTCGAGCAGGCCGGCGGTAAGCTCATCGTTTTGGAAACCAATGAAAGTCTGGAGCATCAGGAATCAAAGCGACCCTCTCAGACCTTTAACGGATTCGTGACCGAACTACAGCGGGACATCGCCTTCGGCTCCCTACCGTTCGAGTTCGTCGCGAATCCTCAAGCCCTGGGCGGTGCGTCCATTCGACTGGTAACTGCCAAGGCCGCTCGCGTCTTCGGCAAGTACCAGACCGTCATCATCGACACCTTCTGCCAGCCGACTTGGGATTACATCATCGCCGACGGCATCGCCTCCGGCGCTCTGCCTGACGACCCGAAGTGGTATGTCACATCCTGGACCACGCCCAAGAGCGTGACCGTGGACGGTGGCCGTGACGCCGCGAACGATCGTGCCGACGTGGAGCTCGGTCTCCTCTCGATGTCTGAGCTCTACGCCCAGCGCGGTCTCGACTTCAAAGAAGAATTGACCAAGCGCGCCGACGACATGAACTTCGTCATCGGCCTCGCCAAGGACAAAGGCCTTCCAGTGTGGATGCTCTACAAGCCCGGCTTCAACTGGCTCCAACAGGGACAGGCAAACAGCCAAGTCCCGAACGACGTGGCCGAGAATCTCGACCTGCCGACCCCTCCTCCCTCTACCCCCTAACACCCGTGCGTTTTCTTTCCCAGGGCCTCCGCGGCCTCGAGCCTCTTCTGATTCATCCCGTCCGTGCCAAGGAGTACGTCGAAGCATCCAAGGCCGCCGGCCTCGGCGACATGATCGCGCAGCTCTTCGGCGAATCGCCAAAGCCCTACGTCGTCGGCAACGTGGCGGTCATCCCTCTGTCCGGCCCCATCGGCAAAGGCGTCTCGCCTATCGAGCGCATGATGGGAGCGGCCGACGTGGACGTGGTCTCTGGCTGGCTCGACGAAGCCGCCGAGAATCCCGCCGTCGAGAAGGTGCTCCTCTTCGTCAATTCCCCGGGCGGCACGGTGACGGGTGTCCCCGAACTGGCCGACAAGGTAGCCAACTTCCCCAAGCCGACCCGCGCCTTCGCGGATAACATGGCCGCCAGCGCTGGCCTGTGGGTGGCCTCGCAGGCGGACGATTTCGTCGTGACGGGCTCAGCCCAGATCGGGAGCGTGGGGGTCTACCTCGTCGCTACCAATCTCGAAGAGTATTACGCCGCCCAGGGCATCAAGGTCGAGGTCATCGCCGCAGGTATCCACAAGGCCGCCGGCGCCGAGGGCATCGCCCTGACCGACGACCAGCGTGCCTACCTTCAGGCCTCGGTCGAATCGACCCGTGACGAGTTCCGGGCCACCGTCCGCAACAAGCGCCGCTATGTTCAGGACTCCGACATGGAAGGTCAGGTCTTCACGGGCAAGGAAGCCGCCGCCAAGGGCATGGCCACGGGCATCGTGCAGAACCTCCGGGAAGCCCTGGCTACTTTCTGACCCCTTACAGTTGCCCACCTCCGCAATCTTTAGAACCATGACTATCGAAGAAAAACTCGTCGCCGCCGAAGCCCTTGTCGCTTCCGCCTCTGCCGAACGTGACGACCTCCGCGCCACCGTGGAGAAGTTGACCGTCGGCGCTTCCTCGGAAGTCGAAGCCCTCAAGGTCGAGGCCTCGGCCAAGGACTCCAAGCTCGTCGAGCTGGAAGGCCTCCTCGCCGTCTCCGCCAAGCAAGTCGAAGAACTGACCGCCAAGGTCGCCGAACTCTCGGCCGTCCAGATCAGCGCCTCCGCCGAAGCCGCGGCCATCGTGGCCAAGGTCGGCGTCGCCGCCGTGGACCTTCCCCAGGGCGACAGCCCGGTCCGTGCTACGGACAAGGAAATCGCTGAGCAGTATGCCACGATGCCTTTCGGCAAGGACCGCACCGACTTCCTCAAGAAGAACCGCGCCGCCATCTTCTCGGCTTCCAAGTAACCCTTTCCCCTCAATCCCAACTCTCTCCTAAACTAATATGTCCAACACCATTGCTGCCCAACTGATCGTCGACACCCTCGCCGCCCAGTCCCAGACCATCCTCGCGAACCGCCTCGCCGCGCTCCGCAACTTCTCGACCGACTTCTCCACGGACGTCAAGAAGCCGAACGACACCATCCAGGTCGCCATCGCCTCCGCGACGGCCGCCACTCAGGTCAACCCTTCCGCCTTCAATGTCATCGGCGGCACGACCCTCTCGGCTACCGCGGTCGCCCTCGACCACGTTTACCAGCCCTTCGGCCTCGGTTACGCTGACATCCAGAACTCCATCCGCCTTGAGCGCCTGGTGAAGATCAACCTCGACGCCCTCGCCGACAAGATCTGGGCCCTCGCTACCGCCCCCATCACCGTCGCCAACTTCGGCGCCGCCGCCGTGACCGCTGCCGACAGCGCCGTCACCCCGGGCTCTGCTCAGCTCAAGGCTCTCTGGGCTGGCGTCTCGAAGGCCGGCCGCAAGGCCCTGATCGTTAACCCTGGCATCTACAGCCAGCTCATCCCGACCAGCACGACCTCCCTGCCCCTGTCCGAAGGTGCTTACGGTTTCGACGGTGGCGTCTTCTACGCTTCCCAGTTCCCGTCCGAGGCCAAATTGGCCGGCTTCGCCTGTGCGCCTGAGGCCGTGGCTCTCGCGGCCGCCGCCCCTTCCCTCGACCACGTCCGCGACGGTATGCTCGTCTCGGAAGTCGTCGCCCTCGAAGGCCTCGGCATGAGCATCTACTACAACGTGTGGGCCGACAAGAGCACCCGCAACCTGGTCGCCTCGGCTGAACTCATGTTCGGCGCGAACAAGGCGGTCACGGGCGGCACGATCGCCGCGGTCTACAACCCGTAATCGCCGGGGCTTAAAGCCCCACGATGAAAGGCCTCCAGAAATGGGGGCCTTTTTTTTGCCCGAGTCCGCAGATGTATGAGCCTGTACGGTCAAGAGTTTCTGAACGATGCGAAGGAAATCACCTTTGACCTAGGGATTCCCTGCGCCACGGCCGGCTCGACCGTCACCTTCTCGGCCCTCATCTCGGAACCCGCCTATACCACTGGCCTTGAATCTGGGGGCTTTGTGGAGCGGACCCAGTACTCTGTCCGCCTGCCCGCCGCAACGGCCTCCTGGCTGAAGCCAGATGGGTCTATTGGGGCTTCGGCGGCGGTCATCGTGGCAGGCGTTCCCATCGCCGCCCTAAGCATCGGCAAGAAACTGACGGTCGGGGGTAAGGTCGTCCGCATCACCAGCCAGACCCACAAGACCCTTTCGGCTTGGATCACCCTGGTGGTCATCGACGACAACCAATGAGCATGGAGGCCCGCATGGTCCCGCGCAGCCGTGACGAATTCATGGCCGCCCTGACCCAGTTCCAGAAGGGAACCAATGACGGCTTCGTGGACGTCTACCTGGAGCAGGCCGCCCTTATGTGCCGCGACAGCATGGTCCTGACCCCGCCTATCGTTAAGGCCGGGGGAGACGGCATGAGCGACGAAGCCCGCATGGTCGGCAATGCCGCCATCAAGGGCGACGTGCATTCGGTCGTAGTCGGCCAGCGCTCGGGCTCGGTCAACGGTCGCCGCGGCCGCCTCTTCCGTAAACTTGGCTCGGCTGCGTTTATGAACAACGTCTCCAAGTTCTGGAAACTGGCCGGGGATAACACGGACCTATTCGCCGGCAACGCCCTCTACGCCCGGATGTTCAACAAGGGCTTCGGCACGGAGAAGTCCTTCAACAAGCTGAAGAACTACTTCACCCGCATCGGCCAGCAGGAAGCAGGCAACGCCCTGAACCGATCAGTCATCGACAGCGTGGCCGGCGTGAAGCAGGTCCACATGGCCGCCCTCAAGAAGTTCGGCGGACGCATCAAGAAGAACGGCGGACCTGGCATCGATTTCTGGCAGCGCATGGAGGCCAAGGACCAAGTCCTAAAGGACTACATCAGGGAACGCCAGAAGACCGTCGGTAAGGTCAAGGCCGGATGGGTCGATACTCTGGCCAAACTCCCCAAGCCAAAGAGCCTGGGCGGAAGCCGTAACAACGCAGGCCGCTCTAAGATTCCCGTTTGGATCAAGCGCCACCAGCAGTCCAATGGCTACGTCGCCATGACCCACCAGCAGGCCGAGGTAATGGTCCTTAACCTTGTCCTAGGTAACCGCAATGGGGACGCCGATTACGTTGCAACCGACGCGGACGTGAAGAACCTAGTATACGGTAACCGCGTCAAGCAGATGCCAGCGCAGCTGGAAGCCATGCTCAAGGCACGCGCCGAAAAATTTAACCGCAACAAATAACCCCATGGGCTCTATCTCTCCCCGCCATATTATCGAGGCCGTCCTTGATACCTTCCTCACCGCCGAGACAGGCCTTGCCGGGGTGGCCGTCTACACGGGCGACAACGCCGAGATCAACGTCCTGCCCAAGTGCGTGGTCCTATGCGACTCCGCACGCACGCCGCCCGAACTGCCCGAGGGCGCAGGCAATTACTATTGCTCAGTCCGCGTCACCCTCTTCTCCAACGCCGACGACACGACCCTGACCCAGCACCGCGACCGATGCGCCGCCATCGCCGGGTCCATGGCTGACATCGCCGGCATCAAGGCCGCCTTCCTGGCTGGCGGTGACGCCAAGTGCTACGACGTGATCCCTGACTCCGAAGACGAAGGCCGGGACGAACGCTCCTGGGCGACGGTCCTCAGCTACACCGTCCCGGTCGTCGTGAACCCGACCCCCTAAGGGTTGCCCGTTCCCGCAGTTTCAAAGACTATGGCAGCTATCCTCTCAGGCACTTCTTGCTTATTCGGCATCGGCAGTGGAACCGTCACGAATTTATTCGTGCAGTCCTTCTCCGTCTCCGCTGGCTTCAACAACGAAGACACCGTCCAAGACGAGACCGGCCTGACCAAGACCCACCGGCTGGACGATCGCAAGACGACCCTCTCTGTCGAGGGTATCGTGAAGATTGGAACGGTCCCGACCCTCGGGGCCACGATTACCTTCGCGATTAACACCAACGCCTCTTATACCGCCGGCACGGCCACGTCTTCGTTCACTGGAATCGTGACAAAGGTAGACGAGAAATCCCAGAACAAGGGTTTCGTCAGCGTCTCCATCGAAGCGGTCGACTACGAAGGCATCGCCTACGCCTAATTGACACCGCCCCGAAAGGGGTAGACTCAAGGGCGTGGACGGAAGATTTCTGCGCGCCTTTACAGACCCGGCGGCCAAGGTACAAATCCTTGGCCGTCCTGTTTATCCGTTTTGCCTGAAGTACCGCGTGCGGCTTCTGGCCATCGAGTCCCCGCTGATCACGGGGGCCTCGGTCCCTACCCCGCTCGACCTGTTCACGGCCGTAAAGATTTGCGCCGAGGAGCCCATCGGCGAGCTCGACCAGGACGAAGTGAAGTTCGTTAAAAACCTAGGCGAACGCCCGGGCAAGTTTATGACCGAGTGCGAACGGTTCACGGACTACTGCATGGTAGACTGCTGGCCTAAGTTCTGGGACGCTCCTGAAAGCAAGCGAGGCACGGCCGAAGACGTGGGCATTCCTTGGCCGCTTGGGGTGGTCGCGGCGCTCATCAAGCACGGGGTGGAAGAGAAGCGCGCTTGGGAGATGCCCGAGTGTCAGGCCATCTGGCTCAACGCCGCCTGGGCCGCGGCCAACGGGTCGGAGTCAAAGATTCTGACGACCGACGAGGAGGCCTTCATGGATGAACAGGAGCGGCTTGAAAAGGTTGCCCCCCCCGCAGAGGTAAAGACCCCCGAGACCAATGGCGCAGAAACTTGAATACGAATTGAAAGGTAAGTCCGACGTCGAGCAGGTGACGGGTCGGGCGAAGAAGTCCGTCGACTCCCTGGGCGCCTCCTTCAAGAAGGCCGGCAGCGACATCGCCAACAAGCTGGCAGGGATGTTCGCGGCGACCGTCCTCTTCGACAAGGCGCTTGGTTTCCTTACCGGCACATTCAAGGAACTCGGCAATGTCGCCGATCAGGTGGACCGCTCAGGTCTATCGGCCGAGCAGTTCCAAGGGCTGGCCTTTGCGGCGCAACAGTCCGGGGTGTCCATCTCAGCCCTGGCTAAGGCGACCCGTCAGCTTCGCGTGGACATGGCGGAGGCCGCCGCCGGCACGGGTAAGAAGGTCGAGATGTTCAAGGCGCTCGGCATCTCTATCGAGCAGCTGAAGTCCGGGGACGCGACTGCGGTCTTCCTCGCCATCGCCAAGGCCATGGAGGGAAGCGCCGATGACTCGGAACGACTGCTCATCTCGACGGCATTCTTCGGGGACAAGATTGGCAATGACATCCTGCCCATGTTGGCCGACTACCTGAAACTCAGTAAGGACATCGCCAACGCCCCGATCGTGGACGCCAAGACGCTCAAGATGATCGGAGACTATAACGACGGCATGGACGGACTGACCGCCAAGATGAAGGTCTTTGTCGCCTACATCTTCTC